ACTTTTTTCTCCTTTATCTAAAATTTCTTTAATTTCTGCCTCTATTTCCTCTAATGCTCGGTAATGACCAAGCATAAAATGATAGTCATGCTTCTCTGTGGTGCTACCTTGCATCACATATTCGGTGGTTTTTTCTTTTTTGTCGCGAACAAGACGTAAAATCTTATCGCCTAACCAAAGTCCGTCCATTTTTTGCTCTTGCCTTTCTTTTTTTCTTACGTTTATAGCTAGGTTTGCCACCTCTCGCTATGCCCACTGTCTTTCCACCCTTAACTCCTACTAAAGAGAACACCATTTTAGTCGTCTACTATTGGAGTTAACGTGCCATATAACTTTATTTTCTTAACCCCTTTTTCTTTGATAATGTCATAACCAAGGCTGTGTCGGCTACCTTGTTTAAAACCGCCTCTTCTTAGAGCATCCATCATTTTTTTTGAATATAGAACTTTTCTTGGCATTATATTTCAGATCTAATTTGTTTAAACTTGTCTAATATACCACCGATGCCAGAGTTTGCAACATTCATTATGACTGTTGGAGATTGACTCATCATCATTCCTGACATGGGCATCATACCTCCATGTCCCATTTGAACTCTTCCTCCTTGATTAAAGCGACTTGCTAAAGNATCAAGACCATAAACATCTGGCTGTTGTGCTTGAATGGCTTGAGCTTCTGCAACTTGTGTTTTAGGTGCAAACTGGCCAAGGATCCCAGCACCCAATCTTCTAGCAATGTTAAACGGAGTTGGTATCTGACTAAAAGTTCTTCTTGCTTTTGCTAAATCATCTTTAAATTGTTGGTTTGTAAACGCATAACGAGTGGACTCAATAGGGCCCATTCCTACAGTTGGGTTTTTTTGAAACTGTTGATTTAAAATACCTAGCCTATCAAGTTCGGTATTTGAAATTTTATTTTTCTTTGCTTTGTCTAACAACGACTGTCGTTCTTTAACTAAATTTGGATTTTCTCTCTTAAACTTAGTAAGAGCTTTTTGTTTATTAAATCGATCGACTTGTCGTTTACTTCTAACAAGATTTCCAAACTTATCTTTTAAAAATCCTTTTTTAGTTTTAAACGCTGTCTTTTTATCAAAACGAACTTTTTCTAAAGCTTTTAATTCTTTTGTCCTGTCTTTTTTACTTTTACTTTTGCTTTTACTTTTATTGGTGCCTCCCCTGTCACTCACACCACCTAAACCTGTGTCCCCTCTTCCACTAGGGTTAGCTCCAACACCGGAAGGTCCAACACCCATACCAAAACCACCACCTGTTGCACCAGCGTCCATACCGCCGCCTCGAAAACCAACTCTTCTTCTTAATGGGTCCATAATTAAATGCCTTTGTTAAACGTGTCCTGTATGTTTTTAGTTATCTTCTCTGCTTTGTCTAAAACTTTTTGTTGAGACTCTCGTTCTAGTTTTTCTATGGCAATCGCAGATCTAAGAGCAACAGCGTCTTTTTGTTGTTTTATTTTTGCTGCGTCTGTCTTTTCTTTGTTTTCCATTTTTTCTTTTTCAACAGAAAGTTTAGCTTGCGCTTCTTTTAAATCTTGCTGTGTTTCTTGAGCTTTGATTTGCAGCTCTTGTTCTTTTAATTTAACTAACGGGTCTTCTTGTGTTGCTGAAGACAGGTCGTCTATGTCTTCCATAAATTCTGTAATCAGTTCTGCCTGTCTTTGTGCCACTCTCGTTTGCATGTCTAACATCATTTGTTGCATGGCTTGCTGTTGTTGTGGAGACATTGGTTGTCCTTGTTGTGCCAATTGCATCTGTTGCATTTGTGGCGCCATTTGCTGTTGTATTTCCTCTGATGCTTTTAGTGAAATGTGCTGCATAATGTGCGCTTGTGTATTTGCAAAGATTTGTGGATTAGATTTTATAACCAAACTTCCAAGCAACGCTATGTGAGCTACGATGTGTGCATCGTGGTCTTGACCAGGGAAAGCTTGCGCTGTCATGCCTGCCGTCAACTCTGCGTTTTCTAATGCAGGATCTTTTGGTTGTGGCTGCGGTGGTGGAGGCATAAGCGCCTCGATATTTTGAACACCCATGGCCTCATACATTCTGCGATAAGCTTCGTATATGTTGTGCATTTGTGGTGCCGCTTGTGCTAGCTGTAATTGTTGCTGTGCTAGTGTTACACGTTGTGTCACTGAAAAAATGTTTGGATCAGACACAGGGATAATATCAACACGTTCATCAAAGTCTTGTGCTTTGACTGCTTGATTGCCACCTACAACTTGATATGGATAAACAGGGGGCAACGTGTCTGCAAAAAGTTTTGCAAGCAATTTAAATTCTTTTCCTTGTGCCGCGTGCATTCTTTTGTGTATGGCTGACATCACCTTCATACCCCGTTCAAGCAACGCCATTGTTGTACCCACAGGATTAACTTCATTGCCTTCACCAAGTTTCATATCAGCTACAGCTGCAAAAGATTTACCGCTTTCTATAACAAAACCTAGTAATTGAAAAAGCGTGCCTGATGGTTCTTTGTACGGTAGTGGAACTAAAGAGCTGCTGATCTCTCCAGCAGGGGCGTCTACATCTCTAAACTCTCCAGGGACTAGTGGCTGATCGTCATCCCGTATGCGTAGCCCACGTGCCTTAAATCCGGAAGGNAGATTGGCGAGTGTGCCAGCGTCGATGAGTTGACGTAGTATGGAGGTTGCAGACTTTGATAAACCACCCAACATGTGAATAAGACCAAAGCCATAAAAGCCAAGGCCGGGAAGAAACTTGTAATGTACGAAATATTGTTTTTTAATTTTAAATGAATCTTGTTCTTCATAGTTTCTTCTAATAGATAAAATTTTTGAGGAGTTCTCATCTATACTTACGATGTAAGGTAAACTTATTCCAGAACTTTCGCCTGCCTCGTTGGCATCCTCGTAACCTGGCAAGTCAAGGTCAACATGCATTTCTAAAATTGTGTGAATGTTGTCTTTTGTGTAAACTCTTTTTGCCCCATCTAACTCATCAATCTTGTCTTGCACTTCGTCACTTTCGTTGTCGTAAACTTCAGCTAGCTCCATGTCTCGATAAAAACCAGACGCTTGATATTTTCTAACATCGTTTGCTGGCATTTTTATGACGTGAGTGATTCGCATACACGTTGTCAAATCTGTAGAGTCATAAGGTACCACAAGATCCTCTGACGAAACAAACTTAGAAACAGGCCTGCCTAATTTGTCATCAAAATAAATTTTACGAAACGCCGAGCCGGAAAGGGGAAGATGAAAAAGCATCTGATCCAACTCGGGTTCGTATTCCTCCATAACATGAGTAAGTTGATAATTCATAAATTGTTTAACTCTCTTTGACTGCGCCTCTGTTTGAGGATTAGGCGCACCCATAATTTGTGTTTTTACAGGGCCGCCTGCGGGAAACAACTCTTTGTAAGACTGTGCTTGAAACTGTGTTACAGACTCTGCAAGCAATGGATGAGACACACCAGACGCACCAGGGAAAGGTTCTGTTCTGTCCTCTGATTTAAGTCCCATTAAACTAAGACCCTCAGCGTAAGTGGAAGACCAATCTGATCGTGCTTCTTTGTCTCCTTCATATGCTTCTAATAACTCATCAGCAATCATAGCTAATTCCCCGTCTGACATGGTTTCTGCTAAATTAGAAAAGTGACCTTGTGGTGCTTGCATTTGTGCACCAAACGAAATAGTGGCACCACCATCGTCGTCTAACTGTGGATCGCCGTCAATTAAATCTATTTGCTCTGGTGAAAATTTTTCTGCCTCCAAATCAAATTTCATTTGCTCTGTTAGAGGCATGTTTTTATCAATCGCCATAACTGCTCCTGTTTAACATTTCTTTATACTCTGGAAAGAAAAAGGTGTCATCATAATATTGTTTTCGATTAATCTTTAAATATCTCCCATAATTTTATCGAGGAATCCTTATAATACTGTTCTGAAGGCATGCCGTCTACCTTTTTTCCTGACTGGCTATCTACGAAAGACCAAGGGTCATTCTCTGTTAAAATATATTCATGATTTATGGTAAGCTCCTCCCCTTTTTTAATATGTTTTCTAGCAAAACATATTCCCAAATAATACAACATGGAGGGGTCAAATGAGTGATTTATATAACCGTCCTCTCTCACTTCGTAGCCATAAACAAACAAGTCGTCCAGCCAACGACAACAAGTCATTTGAAAAACGCGATCGTGTGCTTTTAAAATACGGTTTTCAAGATACTCTTTTAAATTTTTTGTCCCATGATCAACGTCTGGGCACCACAAAGCTATCACACTACCTTTTGGTATGTCTTCTCCAGCAAACAATCCATACCCTTCAATATCAGACTTTTTGATGTCTGTTTTGAATCTCATCATTTATTTTCTTTCTCATCATTTCTATGTGCGGCTCCCAGTCTTTTTGAGATCCCGTCAAGTAGTCACCAAACTCAATGCCTTGCACCCAAATTCTATTGCCAGTCGTTTCAAAACAATACACAGGTTCAATTCTATCTGTAATAACCCCGTGTTGACTGTGTTGAACTTCAACCATTTGATTATCTTCTAATACGAGGTGTGTTCCAGAAACATACACTCCTCGGTAATTGTATATCTGTGTAGGTTCAAATTCTAATTTAGCAATCACTCGGCCGCCCTTCGTTTCATCGCCAACACGAACGTTTGTAATTTCTGTTGATGAGCCGTCTGCCATGTCAATTGGTGTGCCTTCAATAAAGCATCCACCGCCGCCACCGCCGCCACCGCCGCCGTGACCTTTATTGTGAACAAGATAGCCATCAGCATAATAGGTTCTGTCTCCGTTTAATATAAAATTATAAACTGTGTCTTCAGCGTTGCCATCATGAGCTTCAATATTGTCTACTTTAATTTTATCCTTCCCAGTGATAATCACATCACCCACGCTTAATTTTTCAACAGGCATGTCTGTTTCTTTTGCTGTCTCCTCTGGATCAATGGCTTTCCAACCATCAGGAGTTTTAAACGGATGTTCGGACGTAACGAAAGGATCACCGTTGTTAATTGAATAAAGTTTACGATTACCAAGTTTTGGTTTGTCATAGTCAGTGACCATATTTACACCGTTTTCTCCTTGTAGTTTATCCCCTATTGATACTTTTTCTATTTTTTTCAACGTGCCATCTTCCATAGTCACAAGTGTGCCAGCAACAAAACAACTGCCACCGCGTTGTGGTCGAGGAATATATCTTATAATTTCTTTTGGTTTAGCTGCTTTTGCCGCTTCAAGTTCTGCTTTTAGTTTTGCAATGGCGTCTGCTTGTTCTTTAGCTTTCGCCGCTGCGTCTGCTGCGGCAGTGGATGCGGCAGCCGCTGCTGCTTCTCTTGTTTTTTGTGCTTCGGCCATCGCAAGAGTTTTTGCATCGATTTGCCCTTGAAAGGTAGATGACAAATCTTTCTTCTGCGCGGCAAGTCTGTCGTCAAGTTCTTGTTGAGTTAGTGTTCCTGTGTCTTTACCAAAAATATCTTGTAACATTGGAAATGCTGATGCGCCTGTAAATTGTAGTGCATCTAAATTTCTTCTGCCAAAATCAGCTGAAGGCCCATACCCATAATTATATGGATTAGCTAAATTCATTGGGCTGCCCGCTTGTTGAGTCATGGCTTTAAGATCAGGTCTTGGTGGTAACAAACTTTGTAAACCAAGCGCATCTAAGTCTGGAGTGGCACTTGGTGTCTGTCCTGCTTGTAAAGATTGCAACCCAAGAATAGATGCAACAGTCGGCAGACCTCCTGTTTGTAATCCTACACGGCCGCCTTCTCTTAAACCCACCATTGGTCCTATAGCGTTTAAAATACCATCAGAAGCTGCAAAATTACTTAGAGCGTC